TCCCAGCCTATTGAAACTGGGCGGCGAAACAAGATTTATGACTTTCATGTTCTGCGATATCAGGGGTTTTACTCCCATATCAGAACAGTACAAGGACAATCCAACAGAACTTACAAAACTGATCAACAGATTCCTAACACGCATGACCAATGTGATAATTGCCAATGGTGGTACTGTGGACAAGTTTATGGGTGACTGCATAATGGCATTTTGGAATGCACCACTTAAGACTGCAGATCATCAGATGTTGGCGGTACTGACAGCTTCTCAGATGCAATCAGAATTAGCCATGCTGAACACACAATTGACTGCAGAAAATTTGCCAAACATCAAAGTGGGAATAGGAATCAACTCAGGAGAGGCACTAGTTGGCAACATGGGATCAGATCAGAGATTTGATTACTCTGTGATAGGTGACTCTGTTAACCTTGCGGCACGTTTGGAGAGTGCAAGTAAGACCCTAGGACACACGTTGATAGTGGGAGAGGCAACTAAAAAGGTCATAGACGACAAGTTTCCTTTTGAATTTGTGGACAGTATCACAGTTAAAGGCAAAACCGAACCTGTGAATGTGTACACACTGACACGTTAATAAATACACATATAATGACGCAGTTTTTTAAATTAGTAGCAGAACTAGGATTACCAATTGCCGCCACGGTGGGAATGGGTGTGTTCATACTGTTTATTATCAAATACATTCTAAATGGAATCGTAAACTCTATAAAATTTATAGAGACCGTGATATCACAATTAGACAATAGAATTAAGACAATGAATAACGATGTTATAAAGATAGATCAACAAGTTTCCGAACAGCTAGGCTTGCCTGTAGACACAGATAGAATTGCTAGGGCAGACGGCAAAACAGATTCGAGGAAAGACTAATGGGTAAGTTCATCATAACAGCATTTGTTCTTGGTTTTATACTTGGGTGGATAGTTGGTACTTCAGACACAAACATTGACCCTAGTGTGTTTGGAAAAGGGATAATAGGATAATGGATCTAGTTAGTAAACACATGACAGTCACTACCATTATACAGGACTATGGGTTTCCCATTGTTGCTGTGTTCTTCCTAGCATATTTCATCTACTTCCTATGGAAGTTCATCACAACTGAAATCACTCCCAAACTGGCTTCAACATCAGCAACACTGATCAAACTGATCGATAGAGTGCGTATGATGGACAATGATCTAATCAGACTAGACACCAAAATCAAAACTTTTAGCAAGAAGAAAAAGTAGCAGATTGCAAATCTCATAGAGTTAATTAAATAGTTGTATGAACAGTTTTGTAATGGTTATGATAATATGCTTCGGCGCAGAGTGTGAAGCTGTATTCGATTCAAGCACAACATTCGATAACTATAATACCTGTTATTCCACAGCACTGCAAACGACAGCATACATGCGAGAGATGTATCCACAGTCAGCTGGAGAGATACACTGCTACAACGATGAACAACTAACAGAATTCAAAGAGTCCTTGAAAAACGGTGAGAAACCAACTCTAACTACTCCAGAGCCAACAAATCTATTAGAAGCCTAGTTGACATCTAGCTAGATTATAGTATAATGGTACTATGATTCACGCAATGATAGATCTGGAAACTCTTTCTACCAAAACCAATGCTACGATTTTAACCATAGGTGGTGTAAAGTTTAATCCTTACAACAACATTGAACCTTCCCAAGGCTTATATCATAGAATTGATGTAGACTCTCAAAGTGCCATGGGTAGAGACATAGATCCAGCCACTGTCGAATGGTGGGGCACACAGGCAGAAGATGTAAGAGAAGAAGCACTAGGTGATGAGGATAGAATAGATTTAAAATATTTTATTAAACAGTTGAACAAATGGTGTGTAGGTGTTGATGTATTTTGGTGTCAAGGACCTCTGTTTGATTATGCAATACTACAAAATTTTTATGCACAAATGGAAGTACCTGTTCCATGGAACTATTGGCAAATTAGAGATTCGAGAACACTATTTGCTCTAGTACCTCGTGATCCAAATGAGAAGAGAACTGGACTGCACAACGCATTGGAAGACTGCTACTTCCAAGCAAGAAAAGTACAACAAGTCTATAAACATTATTCAATTACCAGAAACTAAAGGTTGCACACTGAACAAATTTCTATTATTATAATAGAAATACAATGTCCACTTACAAAAAACCTTTTGAAATAATTAACACCTTCGAAGAATCTACATGGATGGGCAACGACACTCCTATCTTTGAAAACGATTCTACGGCTGTGTTCAAAGACAAGTACCCGTGTGTTCCAGGACACACACTTTTTATTCCAAAACAAGACACACCAGATGCAATAGGAAAGTCATATGAGCTTGCCTACTACTGTGGCAAAGAATGGATTAAAGAAGGCAAGATGAAAGGGTTTAATGTGGGAATGAATATAGGTGAATGTGCAGGACAAACTATCATGTGGCCACACATACATTTTATTCCGAGACATGAAGGTGATGCTAACCACGTAGGCGGATTAAGACACGCACACCCAGGTGCAGATCACAACAAAGAGTACTAACGAATTACAAGTTTTAACCAAGCGAGAGTTTAGTTAAAATGGGGCAAGGACGGTAGCCTGAAATTGCCCCAGCAACCAATTATGAAAAAACGTAAGAAACAAGAAATCAGAGGGACAATTTTTGTATCGCCAGACGGTGGTGAGACCGTGTATGAGCAAAACAAAGATGGCACACGTGGTAAATTAGTGTCACAAACTCAACTAGCAAAAGACATAGACACCGGTAGAGATGAAGAAGAAATGGTAGGACCTAGTGCTATTGAAATGAGAAGAAAATATCCAGCACTTAAAAAAGCATGGGATCAATACCGTACTGTATGGGGTTTAATCGCTGATAATGAGTAATATATACAACTATTGCAGACAGACCTTTACCACCGCTGTACGTTGCTCTAAAGCAGTTTAACAGGGTGATTAAATAGCATTATGACCAAGTATGTTTCTATAATAGGCAATGGCGAATCTAGAAGAGGATTTGATATTTCACCACTTAAATTGTTTTCCACAGTTGTAGGATGTAACGCAATTTATAGAGATTTTGTTACAGAATATTTGATATGTGTAGATAAACCCATGTGCCAACAGGCTGTGAATGCAGTCGGAAAAGGCACAACTATATACACCCGGGACAGATGGTCTGATCAATTTGCTATGTGGCCTAATGTAAAAAAATTACCGGACTTACCCTACGCAGGTGATAAAAGACAAGACGAATCATTCCATTGGGGAGCAGGTCCACACGCAGGAGTACTAGGGTTGACCTTTAAACCCAAAGCCATATTCATGTTGGGTTTTGATTTACATTCAATTGAAAAAGACAAAGTTAATAATATGTACCACGGGTCACAAGGATACACATACATCAAGAAACCTGTAGATCCATCGTATTGGATATACCAATTTCACAAGTTAATGGGCTATTCAGATCCAGACACAAGATGGATTGTGGTAAATCATGATCGTTGGGAAATGCCTAAAGAATGGAGCCAACACGGAAACGTGTTCCAAGAGACCTACGACGGTATGGCCAAATTTATTAATAAGCAGTTGACAAAGTCTAAATAATCTTTATAATAGTGTTATGTTTGAAAAATACAAAGATGGAGATCTTATCACTCTTAAATTGGCTTCCGGGGAAGAAGTTATTGCAAATTACAAAGGCGAGGCTGACTCATATATTAGCATTGAGAAAGCACTTGTACTAATGAATGGTCCTCAAGGACTTGCATTTGGTACATTTTTTTCCACTGCCGAACAAGATAAAGAAATTGATATTTCAAAAGCTCATGTTATATCTGTTGCATTTATCAATGACAAAATAGAGGGTGAATACAAAAGAATTTTTTCTAAAGTAATTGAACCTACAAAGCCAAAGATTATAGTATAATGTCACACTTTGATAAACACAGAGAAAGTGTCACAGCATTGATTGACACAACAGAAGCTATGCTTGACAGTATGGAAAAGTACGGAGTAGATCCAGAAACAGTGACAAAGAGACCCGAGTTCACTGTTTTAATCCACTTCTTAAAATCTATTATCGATGGGGAATTAAATATCCCAAACGAGCTAACAGACACTATCAGAGAAAAAGGTCAAGAGTGGATTGAGCAAATAGACAATGTTAACAAAAGGTTAAACTAATGGCATACTACTCGACAAAAACATATGGACACAACATAGGACTTGCCTGTGTGTTTAGACAACCCAACGCAGATCATTCTCACTGTCATCTATTACATGGATACAGTTTGCAATTTAAATTTACATTTGGTTGTGATAAATTAGATAATAAAAATTGGGCAGTGGACTTTGGTGGACTTAAACCGTTAAAGGCATGGCTAGAAGATAATTTTGATCATAAACTTGCATTGGACATGAAAGATCCATTCTTAGAAACATTCAAACATTTAGAAACACTGGATCTTGCAGAGATTAGATTATTTGATGGTGTTGGTACAGAGAAGTTTGCCGAACATGCTTTTAGATTTGCAGACAATTTAATAACAGTCAAGACAGATGGAAGATGTTGGGTTGAAAGTGTGGAATGTGCAGAACACGGAGCAAACAGTGCCATCTACACTAGAAAATAAAATCCTAATAGACTACAACAATAAAAAAGTCAAAATTGACATATACAACACACCATTAGGCAAAAGATTTATAGAAGCACTCAAAGACAATCTTGTACAAAAAAGAATACTTGAAAAAAACTTCTGTTTCCTAGGCTGGTCAAGTTCCACAAGAGATTTAAACTTCCTATGCGGAGAACTTAATAAAAGTATAGAACAAATAAATTCATTTGCATTTGATCCACCATACGAACAAATACATCCATTTAGATCCGACGACTTTCAATACTCTGCAAAACTAAAGACAGGACTTTGTCCAGACGGAGATGAAATGTCTAAACCTGGATTGAGATTAAAGCATGACGCTTGTAATCTACTGCACAGATACTTTGAAGAACTGCAAGGCACAGCATGGGAAATATCCGAATACTACAAACAGGCTGACACAGAAACAAAGTATGCAATAAGACAACTGAACAACATATGTCATGAGATAGAAAGTTGGGTATTATCATATAGGAAAAGCATAGTGGAGCCTGAATGGATAAGACCTTCTCAGATCACAACTTTTTTAAATGCACCTAGGAATGATTTACACGAAGAAGATTTTGAACTGTTCAAACAAAACAGATACGACAGAGAACTAGGAGGGGTGTACTTGCATTGGTCACAGGTAGGCAAAACACTAGTAGAAGTGTACAGAGACGAACACGCACCCAAGATGACCGAAGCATTGTGTTCAGAGATTAATCATCAGAAATACTATTCCGGAGAATTTGATATAGAATGGGGGAATACGATAACAGAAGCAACACATGATTTTAAAAAACAAGAAATAGACGGCTTTAGAGCATGGCTCAAAGAAAACAACTACGACTGGGAAGACTCTAAACTATCACTGGGTTATATTAAGATCGGACCGGTAGA